AGCAGGTGCAGCCCCTTTGGTTACTACGTTTTCCATTTCTTGTAAATTGCTACCAACGGACATTTGTTTTGATTTTGTTATAATCTATATTTATTTATAAATTAAAGATTTGAAAGGAATTCGTTGAATAAATCCAACTTATGCTCTTCAAGTCTTTTTTGATCAACTAGAGTATTAATTCTCTTTTGAGTTTGCTCGGCAAGTTTTTCACGAAGAATACCACCTTCCCAAACCCACTCTTTACCTTCCATAATTCCATGAACAAAAGCATCAGGAGCAGAAGGATCGGCAACAATATCAGCTGCGGTTGCAAGCATGAAGTCTTCACCAACAATTTTATGACCTTCATTGGTCATTTTGAGTGAACCAACACCACGAGAAGAAACACCAAGACAAACACCTTCACCAATCAGGGATTTTGCAATCTTACCCATTGGTGTTTCAAGAAGTTGTGCTTTACCTCTAAAATTGGAACCCTCTTGAGTAAGTGAAACAATTTTATGAGATACACGATCCAAATTCACTGTTGGACCATCTGGGTGTCCTAGTTCCCCAAGAGCGCGTCCTTTGCAAATGAAGTTTTCATCGTATCTCTTTACCTCACGGGAAAGAGTTTCTATAGGATACATTCTTCCATTACGGTTGCAAATATTCCCCTGAAGGAAAACGCCTTCGATGTACATCTTTTTAGATGCACCTTTACCTTCGGTGATAAATTTTACCTGTTGTACTTCTTCTGTGATAAGTTTCATTTTTTTAGTTTGTAAATCCTACTTTTGTTCCTTTGACCAAGGCACTATTAGCAAAAACACAATGACTTGCTGTTTTTACCACAAGTTCAACAGAATTTGGTGGCATGGTTATTGATCCAATCCCAGTTCCACCTTGAGTTTCAACTACCGTAATAATACGTGAATTTGTTGGGTCTGTATTTACAAGACGAACAACAGTTGCTGAACTAAAACTGGTTGCCGTACCAGTTGTTACTGGTAAATTAATTTCGTCTGCTAAAATTTTCGTTGTCATTCTTCTTCCTGAGTATCAGTCTCGTCAAACATTGAAGATGCTACAAAAGGGCGAAGTCCATCAAGTTTTTCTGCTGCTTTTGCAAATAAAGCATTCTTAATTTCATCAGAAATACTAGATGGAGTCCCATCACCAGCGATCAAATCGACAATTTTATCCATGATATCTAAAATTTGAATTAACTACTATTTATTTATATCTTACCGCCTTTGGGCAGTTCGGGCGCTTCAGTTGCTGCACCTTGATCTTCGAGATTTGGTTCTTCAGGAACTTGTCCCAATATCCCTTGTTCTGGTTGAGATAATTCTGGAGGTGCAGCAGCTGCATTAGGATCCTCCTCAACTGGTGGATTTGGATCTGGAAGAATTCCTTTTTTAATTTCATCCTCAATTTGACTATCAATTTCAATAATTTCAGTGTCAGTTTGACGTAGAATTTTTTTACGTAAATATTCCGTGGAAAAATATTTACCTAAGTAAGGTTCGATTTGTGTTACAAGACCCAATCTGTTTGTAAGCATTTCTGATTCTTTTAATTCAGCAAACTGGTTGTCATATAAGAAATCATATTGAATATGATCACTCATAGAATCCCAATCTTCTGGTGTTATGATATTCTTAAGAACTAATTGAGTGCGAAGTATATCATTGAAAAGATTTGCAAAACGTTTTCTAAGACGACCAACAAACTTAGAAAATTTAAGTTCATCTCTCAAAATTTCTGATGAACGTCCTAAATTGAATCCATCGTTACCTCCAGCAATTCTTGATTCAGGAACCCCAAGTGCTCTATAAAGTTTCTTTTGAAAATAATCAATATCTGTGATTTCTCCAAGATTTTGCCCACCAGGAAGAGTTGTTATTTCTGTGCCACGACCACCCTCTCTCCTTGGAAGCCAAAAATCTTCCAACATACTCATAAACTTACGGTCATCCCTGATTTCTCCAGTGTTTGCATCGTATACTTGTTTATTACGATAACGCACCATAACATCACGTAAGTATTGTTCTGCTTTTACTTTTGGGAGATTTCCAACATCAATATAAAAAATTCTTCTCTCTGGAGCACGAGACAGACGATAGATAACTAAAGAATCTTCAATCATTCTAAGTTGATTGAGAGCCTTAATTGCTTTGTGGAGATAAGAAAGAACTGTCCCCTTATTTCTATCTACTAAACCAGATGTACAGTATGCAATTGAATCTTTTGCAATTTTAATTGATCCTTTGATACCATTTGCTCCACCAGTAAACGGACCCGAGGGGTAACTCTGAGTCGGTGTATAAACAAAATACTCTTCAATTTCAGGAAACTGTGGTTTTTCATCCCTTAAAAAATTAGATCTAGATACCTTACTAAGTTTTTTCTCCTGCCTAATTAATTTCATTTTCATTGGATCGATATATCTTAAATCCTGAATTCCATCTTGGGGATTTTGTATATCAATAACTTTCAAATAATATAATCTTCCATCAACATACCAATTTCTAAAAATTTCATGGCATTTTTTGTCAAAATCCATGATTTCTTTTATATACTTGAATTCTTCTCTAATAATTTCTTTTAACTTTTCACTAGCGTTCAAATTGGTAAGTTCAATTTCTATGGGAGAATCGTACAAATCACTTACAAGAGCTTCATTTACAACATCTTCAATGGCCCCATCACACTCTGGATGTAGTGCCATCTCCCGATATCTTTTTATGAGATCATATTCTGTTTTATAAACACCCTCAATGTCTACATATGATCCATAAAAACCAGACTGAATAAAATGATCAACCCCGTCCTCGTTATTAGGAGGGACGGGGGAAATTAAAGATTTAGATTTATCCTGATTTTCTTCAATTGAAAAACCAAAAAGTTTTGCCATTATTATATTTGCTTAGCTAACTATTATAATCTATTTATTAGTTGATATCAACTCCACCTGCGAGTTCAGAGTTACCTACATATGCTTCCCAATATAGAACCTGCATTTCTACAGTAAATTCTTGAATGGTATCAGTATCATATGACAATGGCATAGAAGCAATTGCTGTTGGGAACAGGTCATAAAAACGGTATGCTCTCAAAGTTTTTCCATTACGATCTAACTGATAAACATATGCATCAGCAGTATAGCTAGCTGGATTAATTTCACCAGTATTGCTAGAAACATTATTGATTTTATTCATCCAATTTTCCATAGCAGAACGAATTGAAAAATCGGAATCATTAATAACCGTGATTGTCCAACTTTCAAAACTTCTATCTCCAGCAACTTTCAAAGTACGACCTCTAAAAGCAACATCAATTGAGTTGATTTGAGATGCTGGAACTGCTGCTGATTTTACAAGAAATCTTGATTTATCAAGAACATCACTATTTGGTGTTGCGATTGTGGGAAAGGACAGAACAACTTCAAATAGGTTACTTCTGGCGCCACCGCCAACTAACTTACTTTTGAAGTCGGTAATCTTTCTTAATGGGGGTGGATTTAGTTGATTTCTAGGTGCCATAGTTTTTTAAACCTCTAAATTAAAAGTTTCCGATAACTTCTTCAAAATCAACACCAGTCTTGGTGGCAATGAAGGTTAGACCAATGAAGTTGATTGATCTTGCTGGTTTGATATAAATGTCAGCAACAAATTCATTAGAATCGATGATTGCAGGGGTATTATTAGTTTCATCACAAATCACAACAAAGTCAAAGATACCTCTATTTGCTTGAACATCTCTCAAGAATGGTTCAACGGTGTTTACAAAGTTTGTTCTTGTAATTTCATCATTGAATTCAAATAGAGAATCTCTAGCAGCGGTGCCAATAGCTTCTTCGAGGTAAATAAACAATCTACGAACATTAATCCTATCAAATGCTGATGATTTTGCAAGTGCAGTTTTATCACCAAACAAAATGATTCCACCAGATGGTGAGAATATCACAGGATTAATTCTATTAGAATAAAGTTTATCTCTTTGTGCTTTGGTAGGATTATAAGGTAACTTAACTGCATTTAGTATAGCACCTCTTGCAGTTCCAGCAGGTG